AAAGTAATCCTCCTTACTTAACTCATAATCTACTTTCTTACCAGTTAGCTCTTTGAGTTGTTTATACAGTGAGGGCTTCCTACCATTTTTCTTTGGTTGGTTATCAGAAGAGAATCTATTTCCCTGGGTATTGCCTTTCTCAAAGTATGCCATCCGTTGTTTTTTCGTTGTTTTGGTGTATATATACACCATTTTTAGATAAAGAAAAATCAGATAGGATCCCCACCTGATTAAACTTTACCTGGTTAATTACTTCTTTTCCTGTTCCTGATATTTAGCCCAGAACCACTTTATCATATCGCCATCGTAATTATCTATATAATCATCTACAGCGTCCAGTTCGTCAGACAAAGCCTCAGCTTTATCTATCACATCATTAAAAGCCTCCTGTTCTTTCTCACTTGCCATAAAAGGATCGTACTGCTCATTAAGCTGTTTCTGAATAAGAGCTTTCTGTAATTCGGTTAATTCAATCTTAGCCATAATATTCTGTTTTTTAGCATCTTTCTACAAAGATATGATTATAATTTGTACTTTTTGATAATACCCTTAGCTGCTTTTGTGTACTTATCAGCTTTTCCATGAACAGCCTTCGTACACAGTTCAGCCCAAAACTCTTCTACGTTAGTTTTTGCATATTTACCATAGCCAGACTTCTTTTTATCATTACTCCATTTTTTATAAAGACTATTCACGCTTTTTGTTGCAGCTTTAGCGTTAGGATTACTAAGCGACTTATTCCATGTGGCGTGTCCTAATTCGTGAGTAATAATATGAGCAACTGGTTTGTTAGTTTTCGTTAGGTGTCCGCTTTTATATCCTTTCTCAGCCCAACCAGCTACGCTTTGAGTGGTGGTATTCTTCCCATTGAAAATAGACTTACTTAGAACTACCTGTTTAGATACTCCTCCCTGGCTAATATGAACGCCACCAGTACCAGATTCAAGCTGCCCGATCTTAATATCTTTCTGCCTTACACCCAATACGGAGTGAAAGCGTGAAATACTTTCTTTAACAGCCTTGTACACTTTAGGGTTTTTGATTGAAACCAAAGATTCCAATTTCCCAATCTTTCCATTGTAATTAGAATCGCCATTAGGCAATCCTCCGTTACTTCCGCTTGTTTTTGCCATTTTTATTAGAACTTTTATCATTAATAAAGTCCTGGACGTAAACCAGGTTATTTTCTATACAGAAATCTCTGATCTCATCGCCTCCACCATAAACAAGCAAATTCGGAGTTTGCAAACCTGATACCTCCCTGGCTACTTCAAGCTCACCTTTCAAATACTCCAAACGACCAGCATAGCCACGAGTGAAAAACGCATTGTACCCCTTTGGCAATCCCATTTTATTGAACTCCCTAAATTTTATCGACACATTCAGATCCGCATAAACTTTAATACCGCATTCTTGAAAATACCGACTGATCCAGCGTTTTTTATAAATCTGTTGTAAACCGTATGCAATAGGCGTTGTATCATATACGGATAGATTAGGCTCTACCAGGGCTTTTACCCCACTGATAAGCACCTTAATAGGATCTTTGAAAATAGCCTCAAATCGGTAATCATCCACATAGAAATGATATGTAGCAACGTCTTTTCTTAGTCGGCTATCAGCTCCCCAGGGCGCAAATGGCAAAAGGAGCTTTCCAGCCTGTTGTTCTAACAACAGATTAGGAATATCAAATTGGTTATTACTCTCATAAAGGCAATCGGTAAGCATGGAATTATAAAAATCTACCTTATCCTCATCTATAGGCTCATCCTCTGGATCCTGTTCGCTTTCCTCATCTTCACCAGGTTTATCTTCTGGCTCATTCTCATGCTCCTCTACTGGTACATCTAAACCAATGAAATCAAAATCCGCTTTCTCCTTCCAATCATCAAGCTGGAGAATAGCAAAATCCCAATCCCCATTATTAATGTTATCCCTGAGAACTA